GAATTACCAGACCGACTACTTCGGCTACACCGATGAGGACAAGGCCGCGTGGACGCCGTTCCAGAAGTCCCTCTACCCCGATTCGGTCAAGAAGGACTACTCCGACAAGGACCGCAAGCGCATGTCCACCAACGGTCAGGCGATGCCCGGAGGCGGCTTTCCGATAGCGAACGTCCAAGACCTGAAGAACGCCATCCAAGCCATCGGCAGAGCCAAAGACCCGACCGCGGCCAAGGCGCACATCAAGACCAGGGCGAAGGCGCTGGGTCAAGAGGCGCTCATCCCGGATTCGTGGAAGTCCGTCACCGTCAAGACCGTCTCGACCGTCTGCAAGGCGATCCAGGGCGAACTCATCAAGGCCCAGGGCGATGATGACACGATGAAGCACGACCCCGACCAACTGGGTGCGGTGCGTGACGGGATAATCGCCATCTTCAAGGACGAACTGGATGAACTTGGAGATGGCGAGAACGAACTCGACGACATCAGCCAACTCGGCGATGTGCTGTCGACCTTTTTGTCCTGGTGGCAGGGCGAATACTACGGAGGGGAAGTCACCTCTCCCTTTACCGGAGGAGATTCCATGTCATTCGTAGGACTAGGCGTAGAGCCGGACCTCATCAAGGCCGTCCAGTCGGACGCCGCGACGGACGAGCAGAAGAACGAGTTCAAGGCCGAGGTGCGCAAGGCACTGGGCTTAGACGAGATCGACACACTGAAGGCAACGCAGGAGAAGATCCTGGCTGACCTGGAAGGTGTGAAGAAAATGGCCGCGCCACGAGGGATATCCCTGCGGGCCACGCAGTTCCAACAGGGGCGATTCGCCGAGGTGGAGGCGTTGACGGCTCAGGCCGACAACTTCAAATCCGTCTCCCTGCAATCAACCGACCCCGAGACGAAGCGTCAGTACATGGAAGAGTCCATCAAGACTCGCGCCAAGGCTGACGAGATTCGCAAATCCCTCGAAGGAGACAACTAATGGCGCTACCACGCCCCTCGGAACTGTTCGAGACCAACCCGGTCCAGCAGTTCGAGCTATTAAAATCCGCCGTCAACGACGTGCTGGCTGAGCACGACGAATGGAAGGCCCAAGGCGGCGTCGAGTTCGTCCAGCAAAAGGGCGTCGTCAAGACGGGCCGCGCTGGCGTCATCGACGCGATGTACAAGGCCGGGCTTTCGCCGGACTTGGTGAAGGAGTGGGAACTCGGGTCACCGATCCCTCAGACGGCGGTCCAGTACACGGGCATCACCCCGTACAACTACGAGCCCGTCGTCTTGATGCTGGTCCCGAAGGAACTCAAACTGCGCAATTCGACAGCGCGAGTCAAGGGAATCGGCCAGGGCTTGGAGTACCGCCGCATCACGGGGGTCTCCAACTCGACCTCAGCCAACGTGCTGAGCCCGTTCTTCAGTTCCGTCAGCAACACCGTGACGATCAACGGCGTGACGCTCAACCGTCCGCCGCTCATCAGTTACACCGGTGACACGACGTTCAAGCCCTACGTGGAGATGGGTTTCACGGACGCGGTCAGCGTTCAGCAGCAGTTCGCGGCGCAGGGATTCACCGACGCTCGCGCTCTGTCGCACCTCTCGCTCATCTGGGCTCACGTCCTGGGCGAAGAGCGGGCGTTGCTGAACTCGGTCGCTACCACTCTGTCCATCACGTCCTTCGCGGCGACCGTCGCGGCTGACTCAACGGCCACCTCGGCCGGGCTGCCCTCGGGAACGGCGACGGCGGTGTACATCACCGCTTCGACGGCGTTGGGAGAAAGCCAAGCCATCACGGCATCGGGCACTCCTGTGGTGTCTGCCGTCATCGGTGTGAAGGCCACGACCTTGACCTCAGTCCCTACGGGCACGCTGGCGCTGAACTTCTACGTCAACATGTCCGGCACCTACTACAAGGGCACGACCCCGTACACGGTGACTGGTGCAGTGGGCACGGGCGCAAGCCCTCTCAAGTTCGCTACGGTCACGGCGCTGCCTTCGACCTCAGCGGACAACGGCTCCGGCAACACGGCTGCCTACACCGGGCTCATCTCGGAGATCAACAACACTGCTTTGGGCGGCTATCAACTCGCTCTGAACGGTGCGTTGTCTCAGGCCGACCCCGGCGTGGAGTTCGAAACTGCGCTCACGACCCTGTACATCAGCCAAGGCGCCGACCCGGATGTCATCTGGACCACTGGTTCGATCACCCAGCAGTTGTACGACAACATCAAGACGCAGGGAACGGCGACTTCGTATCGTCTGTCTCTGGTCGCTGGTGACGGCGGCAGCAGGATCGGCGGCGCGGTGACCGGAATCACGAACCCGTCGACATCCAAGCAACTGGAAATCAGCAACCACCGTTACATGCCCGAGGGCGTGGCGGTCATCCACTCGACTTCGGTCCCGTGGGCTGATTCAGGTGTGACGGCGACGATGAAGGTTTCCAACGTCGTGGACACGATGGTCATCGACTGGCCCCAGATTGGCATGAGTTACGACCAGTCGACCTACACCTACGGGACAGTGGTGTTCGAGGCCCCGATTCTGGACGGCATCATCACCAACATCGGCGACCCGTCCGACGAGTAGTTAGGAGAGTTCCTGGGTCGGAGATTTCCCCCTCCGGCCCAGGTTCACCCATGAGAGTCTTAGCCCCCGACCCGAAGTGCAACGCGATTCAAGTCGATGACGGACCTGACATCAAGCGCCACAAGGACGGGACGTTCCACGTGCCGGACTCTCTGGGAAAGCAGATAAAGCGTGGCGGGGAGTTCGGGGTCATTGGAATCACCTTCCAGAGCGCGAGAGGCTTTGTCTGCAAGGATTGTGGGCGAGTCAACGTCTTCAAGGACCACTGCGGCAAATGCGGGAGCACGAACCTAGAGGAGGAGTAGATGAACTGGCTGCATCATTTCTGGTTCACCTACGAATGGCCTTCGGACCAGGGCAACGGCCCTGAAGCGGTTTCCGAGATGCTGCTCGTGGCGTTCTTCGGCACTCTCCTGATTCCGCGCGTCCGTCGATGGTGGAAACGACACATCGAGGATTTGAAGAATCACATCTCGGGCGAGAACAAAGACCTGCACGAGAAACTCGACCACATCATCAAGCACCATCCCGACATCCCGCCGATGCCGCCCAAGCGCAATGCCAAGGGCCATTTCCTGAAGAAAGAAGGCTAGATGGTCGTCGCACCCTACATCCTCTCGGCAGGCAAAATAGAGCCCTACGTCTCGCTGACGGAGTTGAAGTTCTCCGCGACCGCCGCGGCGGTCGACTTCACGAACCTCGTGGAGAATGCGGGCCTGACGGGACAGGACCGAAGCCTCTACGAGTTGATCGTTCGCGCATCATCCAAGATAGACACGTTCTGCATGGGCCAGTACGGGACGCTGAACGCGACCACCAACAACGACGGGGGGCGTTATCGCCTCGACCGCAAGGGCCGCTTCAAGATAGCCCCGCCGTTCAAGCCGGTCATCGAGGTCACGGCCTTTTCCTGGGGCGCCATCATGGGGGGCCTCGCCTCCGTCCCCATCACGGTCAACAACTGCTGGATTGAGCGCGAGCACATCATCATCCAGGCCTACGGCGCCTCCCAGGTGAACTCCTATGCGGGCATGCAGGCGTTCAGCTACGTCGTCGGACAGCCCTACGACGGGGAGTACTACTGCAATTGGACCTACGTGAACGGCTGGGCGAACTCGTTCACCACGTCCACCACCGAATCGGGAGCGACCTCGATTGATTTGCTGGATGTCACCGGGCTCCAGCCGGGGCAGAACGAGATGATCTGGGACGGGTTGAACGATGAGTACATCCAGGTGAGCCCCGCCTGGGTTCCGGGGAACCTGACGGTGGACCTGGTGAATCCGACTCTCTACAAGCACGGCTCGGGGGTGAACGTCTCGACGATCCCACCGGTGGTGAAGCAGGCCTGCATCCACTTCGTCGTCGCGATGGTCAAGCAGCGCGGTCAGGGCGGGATCGTCTTGAACGAGATGGGCGCAGAGACGATGGTCGCCGGAAAGTCCGAGATGTCGGCCGAGGACGAACTCCGGGGCTACGACCTCTTGGACGAGTTCAAGTCACAATGGGGAAGGCAGTGACCGTTGCTTCACGGGTCAACGTCACCGCGGCGGTCGCGGAGTATCTCAACAACTACGGCATCGAAGGCTTAGGCAACGTCTACCCGTATCCGGCAAAGTTCACTCCCGAAGGCGAGTTCTACCAGGGCGAAGACCCCGGAACACAATCGGGAGCCTTGATTTTCATGCGGATTGAATCCCAACGAGAACGGCGAGTCGTCCTGCAAGGCGCACCTCCGGGCGGGAAGTTCGTGACGTACTCGCTCGCCCTGACCATCCTGTTCCGCTCGAGCAAGAAGAAATCCCAGGACGCTGGCGCGGACAATGACGCGTTCCTGGACGCTTTGATGACCGCGATTCGCGCTTCAAAGACCGCGGGAACGGACGACGGGACGGTTTTCCAATGGGCCGAAGGCGGCGAAAATGGCGGCGAGGACATGACCCTGGATGTCTACTACCCGCGCCCGATCGACGGATCCATCACCCAATGCAACTCGCGGCTGGTGGTTCAAGTTTGCCAGTACGCGACTTCGTAGACTAAGGAGCGATATGGGATTCACCTACAACGGAGATGACGGACGGGTGTACCCGGATATCGTGGTCCAGGGTGCGGTCTTGGTCGCGGAGTCGGGAAAGACCTACGACCTGGACGTTGACCCTGGAGACGGACGCTGGAGTGTCTCAGGAGGCCAGCAAAGCCCTCCAGATGCCCCTTCTGAGCCTTCTAGCGTCGACTCAGCACCTCCGAGCACCGAAAGTGAGAACTGATGGCTGGAACCGCTTTTCTAGTCCCGAACGGGACGGCTGGATGGATAAAGGAGGTCACGAGAGGGACCACGCCCGGCTCCGGGACGTGCACCTACATCCCGGTCGTCGACCCGGCGGTCTCCCCGGACCAGACGTTCCTCGGAGACTTCGCCCTCAGGGGCTCGCCCATCGGGAACGACGGCGGCGGTTACGACCAGGTCCAGGGCGTGCGCCACGACGAGTTCGACCACAAGACACCGGTCTACGCCGACACGTTCCCCCTGTTCATCAAGGCTCTTTTGGGCGGCGTGGACACGGTGACCGCGACGACCGCTTCGTACTCGCACTCGATTCCGCTGTTGAACGCCGCCACCACTGGCTCGCAGCCCCCCAGTTACTCGATCTGCAACTTCGACTCGGCGAACTACTTCATCCTGCCCGGCAGCCAAGCGGCGTCCATGAACCTGACCTTCGGCGCCGAAGCGATGGCTGAATCGACGATGAAGTGGATATGCAACCCCTACGCCGACTCCAGCACCGCCCCGGCTCCGTTCACGTCCACTTCGTTCTCGAGCGAGCATTTGATTCCGGCCTGGGACGCGACCATAACCTTCGCCGGTGGCGCGGCCATCACCTACATCGAGTCCGGTGAACTGACCATCGACCGCAAGACCGCT